CTCAGCCATGTTCAGTCAGCCTTCTTGGCAGCGGCCTTTTTGGCCTGGGTGATAGGGGTTTTCGGCTCAAGTCGCCCGGCAAAGTGCAAGGCACTGGCCTCGACATCGAGCAGATCGAGTTCTTGACCAACGCTCGACCAATGCCCACCTCCGGTGGGGAATGGGACGAGCACGGTGTAGGTTTGGCGGGTTGCCATTTTTCGTTTCTCCATAAACGGGAAAGCCCCTCATGGGGAGGGGCTTTGGCGGGTGTTTGTAGTTTGAAGCACATAAGAAAACGCCCTGGGGTTCGGGGCATTCATTGGAGCAGCAGTAAAAGCCACACAGGCGCTTTAGGACGATGTTTCGACAATGGAAAATCCCCCGCTTCTGGCCATTGACGTAAGTCACGGCGGTAAGCTTGCAATTGGACATACTCATCAGGTGACAACGTTGTGTTTTGAGCTTCTTCAAGCTCATCTCGATGCCTGGAAACCATCCCATCAGTTTCCGACAAACGCCTATCACGCCAAAAACGCTCCATCGTGGATAACTGCTCGAATGTGAGGTCCGGGCGAGGGCTCAACATAGGCTTTCCATGAGCGCCCGCTGAAATGACCTGCCCCTGACTCTGCCCTTCCAACAAACGGAAGTGTTCATCAAGGCTTATTCTTACGACGTCATCGGGAAGCTGACCAATAGGGTCCGGATCATAGAAGCCGTTCTTTGAAGGTGAGTAATACATGAATGGCTCCCTATTTGCCTTTCGCAGTCCAAAATATCGAATTGATATCCCCCGTTGGAGCGGCCGTATCAACAAAGGTGAATCCCGTCGCCGGCATCGCATTGATCACGATAGTTCCAGATGAAACGTTCCCATCCAGTCGCTGGGTCGTGATTGAAAGCACACCGTTCGGAAACGCTATGGGGTACACCACAGAAACGTTTCCACCGGTGTTGTACGAGGGAATCAGTCCCCATTGCTCGATCAGTCCACTAGGATCTTTTTTGTAACCATTTGATCCTGTTAGCGACGACTGAAACATTGGCGAATATTTCAGCGCGGTATCCCCCGCGTCCAAACTCCAGCCGGGACCAAGCAACAAGCGCCGGAAAACCGCGAAATTGCCTGGTTGGAGCACAACGCTCGTTAAGTTGGTTGTGTTGATGGCTCCAAAAGTTTCCCCTACCCTAGTCTTGACGGTTAGCCCCCCAGTGGTTGTCAGATGCACCAAGCCTCCCGGTGGCACGCTGTTCCAATCGGGAAGCGTCGCCGTCAAACCTGCTGTGGTAAAAATGGACAATTTCCCGACGTCGGCGATAGTCAACTGGGTGTTGGAGTCATAGTTTGTCTGGCCGGCGTAACTACCCAACGCTCGTTGGACAAACTTCGTAGTTGCCAAAACTTCATCATTACTAAAAACGCTAGCTGTTGGCGCCGTTGGGCTACCGGAAAACACAGGAGAATTGAGCGGTGCGAAGCCGAAAGTGATGTTTTGAAACACCAAAGCAGTAGTGCCTAGGAGCACTGGGGCATCGGTAACGAGCTGCCAGATTGTGTCGGCTTGAGTGCTGCCCTGCTCAACAGATACGGTCAGACCTGCCGTTATTTTGGGGTTTGAGTCGGCATCTCTTGCGCGACCCCATACCTCGTTTGCAACAACGTACAGTCCATTGTCTTTCGCTAATGTCTGGTTCTTCACCAGCACCCTGTCTCCCGCTACGACCGCCACGCCATCGATAGTCTGTGATGCTTTCAGGGCAATATTTCCCGTAGTTGCCACACGCACCGACTGCTTGCCATCGAGCTTGCCGAGTTCTTCGGCGAGATAACTCATGACCCAGGCACGCGTCGCTTTAACCACCGTGTCATCAATCAACAACGTCACCAGCGACGCATTACTGGTTTCGAAAATCGAGCGAATGTAAAACTCTTTACCCGAGCCCGACGTCGCCAGCACCGGTTTGAACGACTCCGGGTATTTGACGATGGCGTAGAGAATGCCAGTGTCGGTCCACAGCCCGGCTTCGCGCACATACCAACCGCCAACATCCGGCGGAATGGTCACTTCGGCGAGCAGCCAGCTCGGATTCTTCTCATCTTGGAACAGTGCGTTGATCGGTCCGCGCCAGACTTCACGGGCCAGCGCGGTTGCGGTGGCCAATGGGTTGTAGACCTTGTCATTGCCGTCGCCGACAGAAAAATGCGTCAACTTGATCGGCACGCCCGCAGCCTTGCACGCCGTTTCGTATGCAATCCCTGCGTTGGTGAGCAGGGTGTAATAGTCAGCCATTCAGGCCCCCTGAGGATAAATAGTGGATGTTTCGACGGTGTACATACCGGCCGCCATGAACGCCTCTCCCGAGGTTTCAAGCCCTTCGATGAACACCGGGTAAACCGTGGTCAGCTCACCGCAGAACGTCGCGGCGCCGACGACGTGACTGCCAAACGCGCTCAAACCCACCGACACCGAAAGAACGTCCCTCTCGCTTTTCGCATCGGCCAGACGGCGGTCGAGACGTGCATCGATTTCTTCGCTATAGGGTTGTTCGCTGAAGGCACGCACAAAAAAGCTGTACGGCACGCCGGGCGGTGTTTGTTCGTACCAGGCGCGGATCTCGGGTCTTAATTGCAAACCCTTGGCGGCGTTTTCCAGTGCCTTGCGAGTGCCGGCCTGGCGCGCGGTGGGCCAGGCCAGTTCGACGGTGAGGCGCTTCTCCGCCACCGGCGCATCAGTGCTCCATTCGGCGACGCCACGATCGGCAGCCAGATAAGGCAGGAAGGCCACCGGCGTTTCGCTGGGATTCATCAGTTCGGGAAACGGCGGCGCGATGCGATCGAGCAAGGCGCCGAAGCCCAGATCCAGTCCGCGTTCGAGTGCCGAGCTGTTAGCCGGAAGCAAGGTTGGCCGCTGAGTTTTTTCACTCATAGCGTCAGCACCTCGACTTCAACTGCGGTGCAATACGGCGCCTGAAACGCAGTGGTCACGATCGGCGTCAGCGGTTCGAGAATCTGCAGTTGTACGGCGCCGGCGCTGTGCAGCGTGTAATCGATCCAGCTCGGATCAACCCGGCCTTCGAGGCGATGGCAACTGTCGGCATACGCCTGCAATTGTGCTTGCGCTGCGACTTTGGTCAGGCCCGAATCAGGGCCGGAATTGATCTTGGCGACCACGCGAATTTTGTAGCGCTGGATTTCGGCAGCCTTGACGGTGACGAGGTCGGTTTCCGGGCGCACGTCGGGGCGGGCGAAATGCTGACGGACGCCTTCAAGCAATACTTCGGAAGGCGTGCCATCGCCTTCTCGGGAAAGCACGGTGACCTGCACTTCCCCCGGCGCGGTGCGCCGCCCGTTGCCATCCTTGACCTGTGCGGCGAGGCCGTCCGGGTTGAAGGTGTAAGTGACATTCACTACGCCGGAATCAGTGGACCCAACCTGCACCGTGGGCCGCTCGCCGAGGGTGAACACCTCGCGGCGATACTGCATCCGCGAACCCGCCGCCGGTGCATGGGGCGCGAGGTAATAACGCAGCCGAGCGTCGTCATCACTTTCATAAATCGCCGGCACCGGCGGGAATGCCGCCGGGTCGCCGGGATCAAGCAATTGCCGCTCCAAGCCCATGTCCGCCAGCCGCGCATCGAGATTGCTGCCGGTCGCCCACCACGCCAGCATCTGCTTGATGCGTGCATTGTATTTACGCTCATGGGTTTGCAGACGCACGCAGAACGCTTCCAGCGCCAGGGTCAGCAATTCGCTTTCGTTTTCCAGACTCGCCTTGAGTTTCACGGCGCTGGCCGGCGAGCGATCCCCCACGTATTCGATGACGAAAGTCTTGAACTCGGCGAGCAAGTCTTCGAACGCTTCGACCGTGATCAGCGCGGGTTCGGCCAGTTGATTCTGGCCAGGGATAAGCATGCTCATGTCGCCACCTCGAAAGTTTGTTGGCGGTTTTTCCAGGTGCCGGCGAAGCGCAGCAGCAGGCCGTCGCCGTGACGGCTGGCGACAATCACTTGCGGCTGAAAATCGTCGATGCCGTTTTGCGAGTTGTAGAACGCTTGGGCGGCGTGGCTCTGGGCCAGAAGCAGAATGTCGTCACCGAGGTTCTGCCCGAGGAGAGTGGGAATCAGCGAACCGTACAAAGGTCGTTTCTGCCGGGTGCCCAGCGGTGTGGTCAGGGCTCGGGTCGCGCGCTGCACAAATTGCAGCCAGTCGTCGACCGTGGCCCCGCTGTCTCTATCGATTCCGATCATGGGAAG